AATCTGGGCTTGGCGTGCGTCTTTGTCCTGCTGTTTCTTCATGATCTTAAGGAACGCGGTTTTTACAGAACGGGAAATTAGGTCCCGAGCACCAAGGGCCTGCACAATATCTGACACACCATTCAGATCGAACAGTGTCATGATGGTGTTCAACATTTTGTGCGCCTGGGTTTTCTTAAACCCGGTGCGAATCACTACCTGAAGGTCCTTCCACACTGGATGGGGACTCCAGAAACTGGTTCCTGCAACCATTGCTTGTTCCACCACTTGGCCGGTTGAGGCAACGACGTTAGAGGGTTCACCGGTGTCATCTCCACGTTCTTCTTCTTCTTCGCCCCCCCCTCCGTCCTTCTTCTCCCCCTCCTCCTCCTCTGAATTACTGTGAGTTTCACCTGACTCCGGTTCCTGGAGCTGTGCCTGGGTGGGTGAGGAGGATGACGAAACCAAAGCCTTGACCATCCTCATGTACTTTGCCCGAGCGTCTCTCCCCTTAAAATTTGACAGTGGGGGGATACCCTTTTTAAGGATCTTTTTTAACACAAACAGTACCATCTGTTCAAATGGAAAGGCCTCTGTGATGAAATTAGCATCAAACTCCGCCGCTTGGGTGAGCTCTTCCTCAAGCTCTAACCGCTGCTCCTGTGCAAGTTTTTGCAAGAACCCCCTCAACTCGTCCCACTCTACCTCCGATGTGGGGACACACCTAAGGATGGTCCTGGATAGCTTCGCCAGCATACAGTTCAACACAGCTGCCTGGTAGTCACGCACCACACCCTCAAACGCGTCGGATACTGCATTTTCTGAACCTGCGATGGTAACACGGTCCACCAGTGCAGGCTTCATGATCTTTCGGAAACACTCCCTTAGAGTTTCATGCAGGCGCGGGTCTGCAAAGTCACACCCCTGCACACCTGCGTCCACCAACGCCTGTGCAATACTGTCTGTGTAGATCAGAATAGGATTTTGTGGAAGCTGTGTCTGCACATCCATCACTGGACGGGCGCAGTAGAAGGCCTCGATAAGAGTGCGCGCTCGATTGGCGGCACAGTCAACGGAAGCTCTCTGTGCGGACTGAAGCGTCGCAAAGGGGCCTCGGAAGGCGTACAGGGCTTGGAGCCACATGTACTGGTCCGGCGAGACAAACCGATTATCCACCACCTTGGGGCACGCATAAAGTACCGACAGGGCGGCCGGGCCAGGGTTGGTGATAGGGTATGTGCGGGTGGCACGGTAGACAGGCGCGTCCTCATCATCCCCACCATCACCCACGTGCGCAATTTGGTCCAGGGACATGGTGCCAGCTGGGAAAGTGGACATGTACATGAATACCTTGGTTGTCCACATCCCGTAGCTCAGCCGCATGTGGCTACAGTTTCGGATACCCCGACCAATCATTTGAGTGTACGACCGCATATCTCCGGGCGGGGTCAGCAGGTGAATGGCGCGCAGCTCCTTGAAGTCAACACCCTCCGAGTACTCACGCTCCATCAACAGTGCCACTTGGATGTATTCACCATCCTTATTCTCAGCATTCTTGTTATCAACACCCTCATTGGTCTTGACCCCTCTGAAAAAGTCAAAAATTACTTGCTGCTCCTTTTTGCTAGCCAAGTCGCGGTTGTGGCTACGGTCGTGGCCGTTCAGCAAGATGAACCGAGGCTTTGGACGTGCATTAACTAGAGTCTGTGGTTTTTGGCGCATGTCCCACTCCTCATACCCGGCGCTGCGCAGCACATTGGCCATCGCGGCTAGCCCCGTGGCGTTGTCAGCACTAAACACCAGCTGCTTTCCACGAGTGTTGGCGATGTTAGTAAGGGTGCTCAATAGCTTGGGTGCTACTTGTTTGACGACGCCCGGAAGGAACTGTTTTGGTAGGTCCACCGTGTCGGATCCAAGCTTCACCCGGATGGAGCTGGGTGTAACCAGCTTCTGGTATTCTGCTTCGGTGAACATAGGTTTTACAGGGAGCTCCGCGTCTTCTACTATTTCTTGTAGTGCGCCCGGATCTTGTGCTCTGGCTGCCCGTCGTAGGTGAGCCCGCGCATCTAGAACGGGCTCATCTTCTCGCCCATCAGCGACACTGTAAGGCGTACCAGCCAGCAGGTTCCACTTCGTCAACACAACGTGGAGAGACACATTCATCTCTAAAGCACGCTCCAGCACAGCGGGTGGCAACACTTTGGCTAAAATAGCCTCCTGGGTTTTGAGGGTTTTGCTAGAGAACTGAGCCGGCCCATACTCTAGACCACGTGAGTCACCCACCGCAATCGTGCTGTAGAACCGTTGCAGGTAGCGTGTGGTGGGGATTTGTTCCACTGTTTTTAGATGCAGTGGGAGAAGGTCATCCATGTTGGTGATGGTGATGTGTGACAGGTCGTCAGTATCCTCCTTATTAGCTTCATTAGCTTCATTGGCTTCGTCATCCTCATCATCATCGTCACCGGTCTTGCCCAAGTCCAACATGGTCTCAGACTTGGGCTCGTCTTGGTCGTCGTCTTGGCCTGCCAAAATGCGCTGGTATTTCCTCCACCCCCGCAAGTACACTCGAACACCGTGGTAGATTTCGGTGACCTCCCCCTTCCACTGAGGGGTTTCGTCAGCCGCACGTTCAAACCACCCGACCAGCTGGCCCTCCTTTAGCGTTTCTGTTCGAAGCTTTCGGTTAACAAACTTCACCTTGCCCCACGCGACCTTGCCTCGCTTGTGCATGCCCCCACTCATCAGAAACCCTCCATCCTCCTCATAAAAATCTGGAGACACCACCAGGATTTCACCGTTGGGCGTTTTAATGTCTGAGGTCTGACCGTAGGCGGTTGCCACCCGCGCACGCATCCACTCACCAGTGGGGGTGCGCGCGAGCACACCGTACGTCTGCTTCGCCCCCAGTTCCCTCTGATTCTGGGAAAGTATGTGCTCGACTGGATGGTCCTCCAGTGGAATGGCACCCAGTCGTGTAACCTGCTCCACTGTGCGCACCCGGTTGGCTTTACGAAAGACGTCCATCATCCGGGCCGACATGGGGACGCACTCAAACTCGGGAGGGTGGTACATACGATTCGCTCGACCCGCCAGCCCCTGACTTGCGTCCCTGGGTGGTAGCATGCGTGGGAACAGGTGCACGTCAGAAGCTGTGCTGTACACCGACAGATAGCCCTGTGCCTTGCGGAATGCGCTGACGGTAAGACGGCCGTAGTTGTCCCCCTCCTCCTGTACCGTGAACTGGTCTGTGGGGATGTCTTCTTGGCACAGCAGCTGGAGAGACCTGCGCAGGTCATCCGCGGTGTCCACAATAGGAGTGGCGGTGAACCCAACGAGCACGCAGTCCTTGGCTTGGGATAGTGTGTAGTACAGCCGTCTCAGGGACGGTCGCCACTGTATCTGTGTCGCCTTGTTGTTGATGAGGTTATGGAACTCGTCCATGCACACCACAGAGTGGTCAAACGGGTTGTAGTTTAGGAACAGGTCATCGTCCTCCCGCACACTCCGGGGTAGCAAGATCTCATCCGTCTTCTTTTTAATCAACTGGGACATGGGCATGGCCGACTCCCGTAGGTCCGTTTGGTGCTCTATAGACGCCGACGTGTGGCGCAGGAACCCGCCACCACCATCATCATTTTCATAGTATGGCATCTGGTTCCCGGCTGACACGTACGTGAAGAAGCCGACCGCGCTCTCCACCAACTTCTTCTGCACGTCTGAGAGCGCCGTTTGCTGTGTACATGCGAAGCCCTCCAGCCCCTCATTGTTCCTCTCCGCCTCTAAGATTTTTAAAAACGCATTACTTCTGTTCAGCACTGAACACATGTAGCCGCCAACTTTCCCAGCTTCATTAACAATGTGGTCCCGCACGCTCTGGGTGGGTGCAATCACGATCAGTTTTCGTGGTCGCTCTGTTTGTGGCGTGGTCGTGTCCAGGTGGGGGTCCAGGCTGGTACCAACCTTTTCAAACCGGCTATAGTTTGTCCCCGCACGCTCGTTCTCCCTCCCCAGAACCATTCGGTACCTTAGCTGGTCGTTGTGTCGGGCGTAGGGGTTGAGCACCTCCCAGATAGTGACGGTCTTACCGGAGCCGGTAGGATGGATCACCAAGAGGCGCTTATTGGGGAAGGTGGACTCAGGTGCCATCAAGTAGCCGATGATCCGCTGGTAGTTTTCGGGAGTAATAATAGGGTTCCCAGCTTGCTGTGCACGATTCTGTCGCCCACCAGGTTTGATGTTGGATGGGGTGAACACACGGTAGTCGTTGTCATCTGAGGCCAGGGGGCGCACCACTAGAAAGGGGCGCCGGGATGTACTTCCCTTGGGCTCAATCTGAGCGGTGCCCTTGTGCTCTTCGCCATCATGGAACTTCACCAGTAGGTGGCGACCCCGTGTGAGAGAACTATGGTCTTCCACTAAAACAGGTGGTGTGTTAGGCTCCTTAACCCGGATAGTAAACACCCGGTCGTCAGGCCCCACCTCCATCTCACGGTCCCCCACCACCAGGCCAAAGTGTAGCCCAAAGCTACTGACAATGCGCACCAACTCAAAGGTGTCGTTGTTACTACGCCGGGCCTCCACCTGTGCTTTCACCACATAGTCAGGGGACGTGAGAGGGACGGAGTAGAGCATGGTGCGTTCTGCACAGCCGTTGTATTCTTTGGGTGCTGGTGCCATGGCCAACTCATTTACCTTCAGAAGGTCCGCGAGGAAGGGTAGAAATTCTTCACTTTCTTTGTGTGGCCACTGCCACACTTGTGGATAGTAAGGCAGTGTCAGCTCTACCTTAGCCATTATGTGTTTTTATTAACAATTTATTTTATTTAAGTTGTAACACAGACGTGAGTTTATGGTACAAGTGTCGCCGCTTCTTCTGTATTGCTTGTGCATCCCGGAGGAGGTGTGTAGCAATTTTAGCTGTGGACCAGCGAGCTCCCCTGTCCGTCATCAAGATTAACTCTCCTGAGTATGTGTACTCCTCCATCTCGCGGCGCCTATTGCTCAACTGCAACTCCATATCGGCAGTCCCAAGACCCACACTTTCAAAAGCTGTGACGCCATCCACCCCACAGGCTTGGCACATGCGAAGAGAGAGTTGGTATTCCTTCTCTGCATGGACTAAGTATTGTGTCAGTCGACGAGTTGATGTCACATGTGGTGTAGACTCCACTGGAGTAAAACGGCTCCGCTTTGGTGTCGGCTGCGACATGTTTTTATAGTTCTGTGTTAATGACTGGGGTGTGTTTGACCACGCCACATCCATTGTTAAAAAATTACAAATTGACCAGGTAAATGAGTTCTAAAATTAGTCAGTGGTTTAACCCACTTTATGGGAGGATAAAGAGAGTATTGAGGAAAAAGAGAGAGCTAAGATAGCGGCTCAAAGCTCATTGTTTAAATTACTAATATAAAACAAAGTTTAAAATGAACCAAAGGTCAAAACTAAATGTACCACTACGACTCTGAAGGGCCGCCAATGCAAGCGGTGCTGTGTGAATGATGAGATCTATTGCTTTCAACATTTAGCAATCGTCGCGGCGCAAACCGTGGTAAGTCACCCTATTGCAGTCGTTGAACCTATTATTGAAACTGAAAACCGTACAACCTATTCTCCCTGTTGTATCAAGAATTGGCAGAAAAAGCACAGGAAGAAAATAAAAAACGACAGCTGAAAGAACAAGAACAAAAAGAACGGTTACTTATGTCTAAACGTAAAGATATGACGACCACAATACCATCATCATGGACCGTGTTGCAACACCTAGATCACGTGGTCAACACGTTTACGGATGCAAACTTGACAGCGGCGTGTTGTGCAAGTTCTGTAGCTTTACTGGAGCGTCTGAACACATCACGGTATTGGGTGTAAGATCGAAGATGGTTTTTTAGGTAATCCATTTGAAAACCGCTGTGTTCGACACATGTGGTGTTTGGTGGGGGGTGAACGACTAGATCCGGGTGTTGAGATTAATAGAAGACATTTCCCACAACTTTCCGGCATTGCGTACTGTACTCGGAAACCCCACCGTGCCACGAGGTGATATTGACACTAAACATTTGGCTATGGACCTCGACAGGCGTTTCGCTGAAATCGCGTCAACCGTCAGAACTACGTAGCATGGTGCCACATAATGTAAAAACGATTTACACTAAAGCGGTTAGGGTTGAATTCTAATATAGACCACCGTTGGTTTCCACGGTGCATGTCCGCCTGTCTGTTTATGACGTCTATTTTAAAGTTGTTACGGTTGTTTATTACGGCTGCTGTCCATCCACTTTAGTGGGTTGGGACCTTTTCCACCGCGCCACGAATGGTGCTGGTGTCCCAGCGCATGTCGCTGGACTGTGTCACCTGCTGAAGCGTGATCTCTCCATTCTCCTGTTCTTGGACCCACATGGTGTCCCCAGGCAGACGGTGACCATTTTCCCACGCAATACCCCTCATGCCAAGCGAGTGGTTGTAGGTGCGGCCACCGGGGTGCTCAAACCCGTGGGGTGGAAGACCCGGATTTCCGTACATAAGCGTAATTTTGAGGCCAGATCGGCTGACATCCTCGCATTTCGCCAGCTCCTCCACATGGGGATAGCACGGCTTAATCTCAATAGCTAGCTTCTGGTTGGGGAGCCAAAAGTCGGGGGTGTACCAGTTTCCAGTTTCCAGTTTTAGTTTCATGGCTTCGTACAAGTAGGGCACACCAAGGCGGTTCATCAAGTCTGCGCTGCGCGCTTCCAGGCGACTCCGGAATTTAATTCCAAGGAACAGTGTGGGTGTAGCACGTCGCATGCTAGTGTTATTGCCACCGTCTTTCCAACTGGGACGTATGTGAGATTGGACCACCTCCGTGTGAACTCGCTTTACCGGCTGCTGCCCTTGTGGGTGATTTTGTTCCTTCCCCCAGGTGGTGGGCAGCTGCTTTCTCTTCTGACTCCCTCCTTGTTGTGGTTGCAGTGCTGGTGGTGAGGATTCAAAGAAGCTCGTGAACTTGGGTGAACTCTCTGCCACCACCGCACTAGCCTGACAAGCTTCCACAAGTAAACGCAATCCTGCCGTAGCAGTGCTGGTGGTATTGTCGTCACCTTCATCATCATCGTCACTACTCAAGCTTAAACTATCACCGGTGTCGTCCTCACTGTTCCGACTCTCTACTCGCTGAAGCACGTACCGACCCCCGCGCAGTTCTCTGGTGACATGGAAGTTTCCCCGTGCATACATGACATTTTTCTGGGTGTCCACCGCCAGCACCTCCAGTTCACACCCATGTGCAACTGCGCTGCAAAACAGTTTCACCATGCTCGGGTGTAATCCACGAGTGTCCAAGTGGATCTGGGCTTCCCCCTCGTTTTTGTTGGGGCGCGGTAGGATGATGGTGAACCGTTTTCCCGTTTTGCGGACAACAAGTTTGGTTAGGCGCTTTTGATTTCGGGTGGAGTGGGGGAGAGGCACTTCCACATCTCTGGTGAAATGCATAATAATGCGGTCAAAGGATCTACTTAAGACTATACAGAATGTTTATGTATTGGTGACCGCGTGTGTGTGTGTGGTGTTCTCATCCACGTGCCCCTGTTTCTTGTTCTTCTTTTTATGTGTTTCTTGACATGAAGCTGATGATGGACTATCACCGTCAAGGATGGTGTCACCCATCACCATGACCATGGTTGCAGGGGCAGAGAAGGCGGGAGCGTTTAGCACACATGGGTCACTTCCCCGACTTTCTCTGCTTGGAATGGGTATAGGTAAGGTTATGGTGACTGTGCTCCGCCGAGCCTTGACCACCTCATCATTCATACGCTGGATCAGGAGGTCCAAGTGTGATACCATGAGCGGATCCAGTTCATATGTCGCCCGCAGATTCGTCAATCCTACCATCGCCGCTTGTAGCTCCTTCACCATATCGTTTACGTAATTGGCACACG